AGGGGATACTGATGTCGGAAAATAAAGACGTAACAGTACACGTCACAGGCGTCTCCATGTCAGGAGGTGTCAAGAATGACGGTAAGCGATCTTCTCCAGCAGATCAGAAACAATCTGGAGCAAAGACGGCTGGAAATAGCTGACGGTATGCTTCGGGGTCGGATGTCCGACTTTGAGGCGTACCACAAAAACGTGGGCATTGCGGAGGGGCTGGAGCAGGCCGCTGACGTAATCCATGACACGATCAAAACTTTAAACGAAGAGGATGAATAACATGTCTCATCAACATGACGCAATCTACACTGATGAAGAAACCAGCGCGACGATTGGCTCTCATCAAATCCCAATTCCGATGAATTGGAAGGTTCTCGTTCAGCCTAATCAGGTAAAGATGACAACCGCAGGCGGCATTCTGCTGCCAGACACCTCAAAAGACAACGAGGAATACCTGACCGCCCACGGCACCGTCTGTGCAATGGGTGATTTAGCGTATCGTGACCGCGACACGGGTGAGCGTTGGAAGTCTGACGTTATGCCACAAATCGGAGATCGCGTGACCTACGGTAAATACGCTGGTCAGAAAATTGTTGTGAAGGGCGTGAAATTCCTTCTGCTGAATGACGATGAGCTAACGTCTATTCTGCCAGAGGGCGTCGAAGTCGCCGCATATTTGGGGTAGGGCAATGTCAGAACAAGAGAAAATTCTTGAAGAAATCGAGGCCGAAATTCATGCGGCCAAGGGTGAGCCAGAAGATTTTGAAATAGAAATCACTGACGATCCCGTCAAGGAGGCCAAGGAGGAGGCCGCTGATGTTGCGGAGGAGCAGGAGCCAGACTACGGCCCCAAGGTGCAGAAGCGCATCAGCAAGCTCGTATCTCAGCGCAGGGAGGCTGAAATCCAGGCGCGGCAAATACAGGAGCAGAACGCGCAACTGCAAAAGCGGCTAGAGCGTCTGGAGCAGGGATCGCATCAGAACGCCGAGCAGGAGTTTAACGCCAAATACCAGCAGACAAAGCAGGCGCTTCACAAGGCCGTGGAGGAGGGAGACACTGACGCCCAAGTCAACTTCCAAGAGCAGATAGCCGACATGAGAGCGGCCATGCGCGTGGCACAGGCCACTGACCAGTATCGGCGGCAGGACGTGCAACGACAGCAACAACGCCAACAACAGCAGCCACAGCAACAGGCGCAGGGCAATCAGCCACCTGAGAAGGCAATGGGCTGGTGGCAGCAAAATAACTGGTTCAATGCCACTGGTTTTGAGCGAGAAACAGCGGCGGCACGGGCTATAGACGTGCAGCTAGATTTGGAAGGATACGATAAGAATAGCGATGAATATTACTCGCAACTTAACGGGCGTTTACAAAAAGTGTTTCCTGAGTTAAGATCGCGCCCAAGTCCAAAGCAGCGGCCAAAAGGTAGGTCTCCAGTCGCCCCCACTACGGGCGGGTCAGCTTCTTATAAGGGCAATCGTGTGCGTATGACGCAAGAGCAACTCCGCATGGCTAGGGAACTTGGTATAAACGATGAACGTGGTCTCAAAAAATACGAAGCCGAAATTCGCCGTCAACAGAGGGAAAGCTAATCATGTCTGAGAAACGCAACGCACGAGCAGAGCAAGCACGATCATCTGTGCGCGACGAGGAGATTCGTCCAGAAGCCGCATGGAAACCACCAGCACTGTTGGACGCACCAGAAGCCCGTCCCGGCTATGTCCAACGCTGGGTCGCAACCTCGATTCAAGGGAAGGACACCCCCGACAACGTGTATAAAAGAATGCGCGAAGGTTGGGAGCCACGCTCCGCTGACACTGTGAAAGAAAAGTTGTTTCCGACTATCAATCATGGACAGTGGACAGGATCAATTGGGATTGAGGGCATGTTGCTTTGTGAAATGCCAGTCGAACGTCATGCCGCGCAGAAGCGGTATTACCAAGGCAAAAACACAGAGCAAAATGAAGCAGTCTCAGGTGAACTTGATGCGTTAGGACGGCGTAGTGGGCAGAAGTTCTATCAAGAGCGGAAGTCTGAAATAAGTCGCGGCAGACAATTGTCTGCCATGAGCGATTAATCTTTACGCTATAGGAGCGAAACATGGCAAATGTAGACGCCGCATTCGGGTTTGTCCCGATCCGTCACATGAGCGGTAATGCGCCTCGCACAAATAAATATACCATCGCAAGCACTCTTGCGGAGAACATCTTTAAGGGTGATCTGGTGATTATTGTTGCTGCGGGTACGCTTACACCTCACACTGCGACTGAAACCAATAACATTGGTGTGTTTGATGGGTGTTCGTACACCGCATCTGACGGATCATATGTGTACAGTGAATATTGGCCCACAGGCACAACTGCTACTAACATCATTGCGTACATTTATGATGATCCGTACACTGTGTTTAAGGTTCAGTCTGCTGGCACAACCGCCCAAACAAATATCGGCAACTGCGCTGATGTTGTTGCTGGCGCTGGTTCAACAGTTACTGGTCAATCTGGTTTTGAAATTAGTGGAACAATGGCAGCGGGTATCGCAACCTGTAAAATCCTTGCTCTGTACGAAACTCCAGACAACGCATTCGGCGCAAATGCTGTCATGGAGGTGACCATTAATGAGCATCTTCTTGGCACCAATGTCGCTGGTATATAAGGAGGGCATGAACAATGGCAATGAATAGAGCGAGTTTTGCGAAAACTCTAGAGCCGGGTCTGAATACTCTCTTTGGACTTGAGTACGACAGCTACCCCGCCGAATACACTGCGGTCTTTGAATCGAACAGCTCTCAAAAGGCTTACGAGGAAGACGTACTTTTGAGTGGTTTCGGACAAGCGCCAACAAAAACTGAGGGTGGAGCGGTCTCGTATGACGCCGCCTCACAACAGTGGACTGCGCGTTACCAGCACGAAACTGTCGCCTTGGCGTTCTCAATCACTGAGGAAGCTGAAGAGGATGGTCAGTATGGTTCGCTTGCCTCGCGTTACACAAAGGCGCTGGCACGGTCGATGGCATCGACCAAGGAAATCAAGGCTGCAAACGTCTTGAACAATTCTCAAGCTTCTGGCTACAATGGCGGCGATGGAGTTGTGATGTTGAGTGCCTCGCACCCAACGCAGAACGGCACTCAGTCCAACGTGCTTGGCACGGCGGCTGACTTGTCCGAGACATCTCTTGAGTCGATCCTGATTAACATCAGCGACATGAAAGATGATCGCGGTCTTCGGATCGCGGCACAGGGTATGCAACTGGTTATTCCAACTGCCTATCAGTTTACTGCCGAGCGCCTGCTGGAAAGCCAGCTTCGCACTGGTACAGCCGATAATGACATCAACGCCATCAAGGCTGGTGGTTATCTGCCCAAGGGCTATCACATCATGCGCCGTCTGACCGATTCAGATGCGTTCTTTGTTACCACTGATGTTCCAGATGGCCTCAAGCACTTCACCCGTTCAGCAATGAAAAAGGGTATGGAAGGCGATTTTGAGACTGGCAACGTGCGGTACAAAGTACGCGAAAGATATAGCTTTGGCTGGACCGATTGGCGCGGCGTGTTTGGCACCGAGGGCGCAGCATAAACAACCCAATCTTCTCTTCCTGTTGGGTCAAACTGGGGCGGTCTTCGGATCGCCCTTTTTTTATTTTAAATAAAAATGCATTTTATTTGTATCTGTCTATTGTATTCTAAATTGTATCCCCTATATCTATTACAACAGAAGCAAGGGAGAGATCAAATGACAACGGCCACAGTGACATATCCAGAAGCAATCGAAGCGATCCGCAACGCCAACATTAATGCTTCTCAGCAACGCGCAGCAATTAACTTGATAAATAGAATTAAGTCGGACACGCAATCTTCATTACCATCAGATGTGCCAACATATGAGATCGAAATTGATAAATCTAAGTATGGGAAAAGCGCCAGTTTCTTTTGCGTAGGTAAGGGGGAAATTTACTGGAATATGATTTCAGCAGTCATTGGGCCAAGAGGCGGCAAAAATCATATAAGAAAACAATTCGAAATTAGATAAATCAAAACGGGGGCCATGCGCCCCCATCCAAAACGTAACACTAACGGCGTTAGCGTTACAAAAATCCAAAGGAGATAAAATATGTCAAACGGTTTTCCATCATCAATGGCAATGCTTGATCACTTGCTTGAGGGCCACCCAATCTCGCTGATCGAAGCGATGAATATGTTTGGGGTCTGCAACCCCGCCGCAGAGCTAACAAAGCTCCGCAAGCAAGGATGGATCATCCAGTCTCAACGGGTCAAGATGACCAAAATCATTGTTCGCATGAACAAATACATGGTTATGAAGCCACCGTCCCAGCTTCCACATAAGGAATGTCTTATGATGGAATACTGGATCAGCAAATAATCAAGCAGGGGCCGTCTTCGGATGGCCCTTTCTTTTTGTTCAGACCTGTTGTATTGTGCCGACATCCCTGACAGGTGCGTCCCGTGCCTGACTTAACCCAAGACAGGAGATCATCATGGGTACAACTACTTTTACAGGTGCGGTACGTTCTGAAAACGGCTTTATCGACGTAACGAAAAACGCCACCACAGGCGCTTACACCACAAATTCAACATACGACAATGACGCCACAATTGGCGGCAATGTTACTATCGCTGGAACCCTCGCGGTCACGGGAGCCACGACAGGCATCAAATCAGTTGTAACAATTACAACTTCAACTTACGCCGTCACAGCGGCCCAGTCAGGAACCACGTTTATTTTATCAAGGGCGGCAGGAATTGTGGTTACGCTTCCAGAATTAACAGCAGCGGCAAGCGGTGAACAATACACGTTTATAGTTGGAACAACATTCACTGGCGCAGGCCAGATTAATACGGGCGCTGCCGCCGATCTGTATTCTGGGTTTGCTATATTATCAGACCCCGCAACGGCTGGAGACACCAACACGTTTATTCCAGATCAATCGAACGATGACACGATTGATATGGGCGCAATAGAGCAGGGGTGGCTGTCGGGCGGCATGATCACGCTAACCGCTCAGTCGGCTACGCGCTGGCATTGCGCGGCCTACCTGTTAGGTGACGCGACACTTGCGACACCGTTCGAATAAATCAATCTGGCGGGGGGCAACCCCCGCTCCACAATCTAGGGGATTGGGATGAGCATACAATCAGACGTGCAGGTTGGATTTATCAGCGATGAGGTCGTGGCAGACGGCGATTTTATTGTTACGGCAGCGAGGCCAAACACAACCGCTACATTAGCCAACGCATCCTTCGCATCAGGAGGGGCAAGGCTTTTAGCCGTCACCACAGCAGGGACTAGCGATAACGGCAAGACCACAACTATTACAGGCACTGATGTGTTTGGAGATTCTATCTCTGAGGTAATTACTTCTACGGGGTCGGCAGAGGCTGTAAACGGGGCAAAGTACTTTAAGACTGTAACCTCTGTTGTTTGTTCCGCGCAGTACGCAGGCAACATCACAGTGGGCAGTACCGCAAGTGCAGCACAGGCCGTGGCTGGCGGTGGTCGCACTCGCTTAAAGGGATACTCTATTGTCTCTGGTGGCACCGCTGGCGTTATTAATTTCTATAATGGAACGCCAGAGGACGGCACGGTGACATTCAAGGCCCGTACTGTTGGCACGGACAACACAACTATGGACAATACAATCCCAGACGAAGGGATTTTATTCAAAGATGGGTTGTCCATCCAATATACGGTTGCAACAATTGACATGATGAACTTTTTCTTCGCATAATAGGGTGGATGCATGGCGACTTCAGACACAGTAGCGTTTCGCCCAGATGTTGAAGAAATCATCGCGGAGGCTTACGAGCGGTGTGGGATCGATCCGCAGACGCAAACGGGATACAAGGCTGTGTCGGCTAGGCGCAGCCTAAACCTGTTATTTAGTGAGTGGGCCAACAGGGGCATCAATTACTGGGCGGTAAAGCAGCAGACGCTGACTCTGGTGAACGGCCAGACAACGCCCTACACGCTGCCTGCTGGCACTATAGACATTATGGACGCCGTCATTCGGGACAGCGCAGGCACAGACACGTCTGACCAAATTATTAATCGTGTGTCGATTGCCGACTACAATCAACTGCCAAACAAAACATCTTCGGGCAAGCCAAGCCAGTATATGCTGGACAAGCAATACACGCCCCTGCTTTACATCTGGCAGATACCAAACGTCACCACATACAGTTTGAATTATTGGTCAGTAAATCAGCTAGATGATATCACGGCCAGCAATCAAGACGCTGACGTACCGTACCGCTGGTCTGACTGCATCTGCGCGGGGCTGGCAAGCAAGCTGGCGTTGAAAAACGCCCCCGACAGGTTTCAAATATTAAACGAAATCTACGAGAGGGCATTCACGTTTGCGGCGGCGTCTGACAATGATGGTGTCAGTCTGAGGGTTCAGCCAACTGCGCTGAATTTATCCTGATGGCAAAATACGCAAGAGGCAAAAAATCTCAGGCAATTAGCGACATTAGTGGCCTTCGGGTTCCCTATACGCAATTAAAAACCACTTGGGACGGCCTGCGCGTATCTCCAGAAGATTACGAGCCAAAACAACCGCAGCTTACGCCTGCTAAAAATGTTGTCGATGCCACGGCCCTATTTAATCCACGGCCCGATAACGATCCCGAAAATGTCACGTTTTTCGTTGGATTTAATTACGACCCGTTTCTAGACCCAAGACAGAGACCGGGGAGCGGCGTGTATGGCGCAGGCGGCACTGCACGGCTAGACTTCACAGACTTTGAGTATGGCCCAGAGGCGACAGGGGCGGCTGGAACGGGCGGCATAGGAACGGCAGCATTCGCTGTCGAGGTAACAGGTGTATCTGGTAGTGGCGGCACGGGCAACGTGGGCGTCGAGGCTCTGGAAATATCCATCGCTGAAGCTGGCGTTGCTGGCACTGGAGCGGTTGGGGCAGAGGCTCTAGAGCTTTCCATTGCAGAATCTGGAGTTGCTGGCACGGGCGCTGTCGGAAGCGAAAGTGTTGAATTTACTGGCTGGGGTCAAAACGGTTGGGGAGCAGATGGATGGGGCGAATAAAATGAGCTACACAACACTAAAGGCCAACATCCAAGCGTTTTTGGAAGATGACTCGACAGAGTTTGTCGCGTCGATTGACGTGATGATAGCGCAGGCCGAAGAAATGGTTTTTCAGCGACTGCCAAATCTGCCATGCTTTCGCGCTACATCTAGCGCGGCCAATCTTGTGGCAGGCACGGCGTCATACACAATTCCCACGGCGAGAATGATCCGACAGGTATCAATTACCGACACAAATGTTGTGACGTATCTTGACCACAGGGTGGATTCATACATCCGAGATTACTGGCCCAATGCGGCAACGCAAGGCACCCCGCGAATGTACAGTACAGACAGCGCGGGAACGTCTGGGACGGTCATTACATTGGCACCAACGCCGTCATCCACCTTGGCCTACAGTGTGGACTTCATAGCGCCTGAGACGGGTCTCAGTTCGTCTAATGCCAATACATGGATCGACACCAACGCGCCTGCGGTTATGCTCGCAGCGGCTTTGCACGAGGCGTCTGCGTTTCTAAAAGCGCCAGAGACGCTGTCACTATACAAAACGCAATTTGACGAGGCGGTGCAATCTCAGGTACAAGAGATGCAACGCGACTACGCAGCAGAATATAACGGAGGCATATAATGGCTATTACACAGGCGATGTGTACGCAGTTCAAACGAGATGTTATGCTGGGGCTGCATGATCTCGACAGCGACACAATTAAAATTGCCCTATTCACGAGTTCAGCATCTCTTGGGGCAGCGACCACTGTCTACGCCTCATCTGGGATTAACGAAGTGGCAAACGGAAATGGATACACAACGGGCGGCGTAACGCTGGCAAGTGCGTCTGTCGTTAACAACAGCACCAGTGGTTGCTTCGATGCCACTGACCCAAGCTGGACATCTGCGACATTCACGGCGCGGGGCGCGATGATATGGAATGACACCGAGAGCGACTTGGCAATTGCCATTCTTGATTTTGGTGGCGACTTCACGGTTGCTGGAGGAACCTTTAAAATTGTATTCCCTGCGGCCACTGCAAGCAATGCGATAATTAGGATAGATTGATATGGCTTCAACTTATGTAAACGACTTACGCCTCAATGAGATGGCGACTGGCGATCAGTCGGGCGCATGGGGTACGGTAACTAACACAAACCTTGAGCTAATTGGGGATGCCTTTGGTTACGCCACAGAGGCCATTACCACAAACGCTGACACCCACGCCACGGTTATAGCTGACGGCGCGGCAGACGCTGGCAGGGCAATGGTGCTGAAGTACACAGGAACGCTCGACAGCGCGTGTACGATCACAATATCTGGCGGCGATGCCTCGACATTCACAGTGTCCAAGCTGTGGTACATCCACAACGCCACTAGCGGATCGCAAAACATTATTATCACTAGCGGCTCTGGGGCAAACATCACAATCGCTGCTGGACAGACAAAGTGCGTCTACACCGATGGTGCTGGCTCTGGTGGCGCGGTTATTGATACCTTCGCGGCCCTGTCTGTTGTTGATTTGTTTGTTGATGATGATCTGACGGTAACTGACGATTTGACGGTTGGTGGAGATATTGACCTTGAGGGCAGTATTGACGTTAACGGCACAGCAAATCTAGATGCTGTAGATATTGACGGCGCAGTTCAAATAGATGCCGCTTTTACCTCTGGTCTAGACGGACAGGGTTATGACACTAAATTCTTTGGTGATACGGCAAGTGCCTACATGCTTTGGGACACTAGCGCCGATGATTTAATACTGGGCGGCGGTGCGGGGCTGGTTGTTCCCGAAGGACAGATCACAATAGCGGCAACGGCAATGACTAGTTCGGCTGCGGAGTTAAATATCTTAGATGGTGTGACCACAACAACAGCAGAGATTAACCTAATAGACGGTGGTACAGCTAGAGGCACAACCGCCCTCGCTGATGGCGATGGTATGCTGGTTAATGATGCTGGCACCATGAGGATGTCCACGGTCCAAACTGTCAAAACGTATATGACTGCGGGGGTTGGTGGAGGTCTGGTGTTTATTGCTACTACTGATGTTAGTAATGCAGCCACTATTTCGTTTACAGGCTTTGATGCAAGTCTATATGATAGTTATGTTTTCTCACTTGGACAGATTCTACCTGCTACTGATAATGCTTACTTCACTGCTTTGGTTTCTGTAGATAATGGAGATAATTATTTAAGTGCTTCGGATAGCTATACAGGTCCAGCTCATGCAGACATTAGTGCAGGGGATCAGCCCTCTATGAGAATAGGGTATTATGGTGTGGGCAATGTTGCAGGGGAGGGTATTTGTGGAACAGTGGAGTTAAATCATCCTCACCTGAATGCATGTACGTTACTCACTGGAACGGAGGGTTTATCATACTCACTTGCTAGTGGTGCTGTGGCTGTAGTTACTCAAGCAGCAGTTAAGACTAAAGCTGCAACAGTTGTAGATGCTATACAGTTTAAATTTGTTAGTGGCAACATAGCATCAGGCACAATAACAATGTATGGCAGAGTTAATTCATAAGTAGCCACGACAACAGGAGGGTAGAGATGCCGAGATTCAATAACGTAAACGGTGTGAACGTACAGTTCACATCAGCAGAGGAAACTGCCCGTGATGCCGAAGAGGCGACGTGGGCTGCTGCAGCAGATACGAGGGCGGCTATTCAGGTCCGTGAAGAACGGAATGCTAAACTAGCTGCATCCGATTGGATGGGCAATAATGATGTGACTATGCCTAGTGCATGGACCATCTATCGTACGGCACTCCGCAATGTACCAGCGCAAAGTGGGTTTCCTAATCGTATTACGTGGCCTACAGAGCCTAGTTGATGGCAATGTGTACACTTGGAATGAAAGCACAACACGCTGGGTTGAGGTGACATAATGGATAAGCGCACAGTGGCATCCGCACACAGCAGAATTGATGATTTAAACGTCACCTCTGCATCTCTACGCACCGAGGTGACCATACAACACAGAGAGTTGTTTACGAGAGTTAAGCGTCTGGAGGCAATTATGATCGGTGCAAGTGCAGCAATAATCGTGATGCTAATGACTGTGCTAACAAAAATGGGGTGATGAAATGAATATGACACCAGAGACGTTTGATAAACTCAAGGTTTTACCCCGTTTGATGATGTTGGCTGTCACGGTGCTTACATATCAAAGTGTTCACTGGTTCATGTCGATTCCTCCCGATCTTGTAACAAATGCCCAAGCAGGTTTGGTTAGCGTCTGTATGGGTGCTTTGACGGGTTGCTTTGGCATCTTCATCAATGGTGAAAAGCCATGATGGCGCTTCTGGGAAGTCTGCTGGGCTTCGGATCATCTTTTCTGCCGTCAGTTCTGGATTACTTTAAGGCAAACCAAGTTCAGAAGCATCGAATGGAGATGATGCATCTTGAGACAGAGTTAGCGCATAAACGGTCTGAAATGAAGCTTGTCGAGCTTGATAAGCAAGCTGACATCGAAGAGACGAAGGGGTTGTATGCACATGACAGTTCTATCGACGCTGGAGGCTTTATCAACGCCCTGCGTGGGTCCGTTCGCCCCGTTATCACTTATATGTTTTTTGCTTTATTCGTATCCACAAAAGTCGTGATCATGGTTAAAGTAATTCAATCGGATGGAGACTGGATGCAGGCGTCAGAGCTTCTATTCGACCCAGAAACTCAGGGACTATTTTCGGCAACTTTAGCATTCTGGTTCGGAAATCGAGCGATCAGTAAATACGCAGGGAAAAAATGATATTATCTTCTGGTCAAATTGAGCAGCTACTGCATGGCAACAAAAACTGGAAGGCGTGGGAGACGCCTCTCAAAGACATTCTTGCCAAGTACCAGATCAACACGCCACAACGCATTGCAATGTTTATCGCACAGTGTGGGCATGAGAGCCTAAATTTTACGGTACTAGAAGAAAATCTAAATTACTCCGCAAAGGGCTTGAACGCAGTATTCCCGAAATACTTCAAAAATGCAGGACGTGACGCAGCGATGTATCACCGCGATAGTGAGCGTATCGCTAATGTGGTCTATGCTGACCGTATGGGTAATGGCGATACATCTAGCGGAGACGGATGGATGCACAGAGGCAGGGGCGTCATCCAGCTTACTGGTGCCTCCAACTATACCGCATTCGCCAAGGCAATCGGAAAGAAAAAAGCCGCCACAGTAAAATATCTAGGCACCAAGGACGGTGCATTGGAAAGCGCCTGCTGGTTCTGGAACACAAACAACCTAAATAAATACTCTGACGATGGCGACATTAAAAGCGCAACCAAGCGGATCAACGGCGGCTATAATGGCCTGTCTGATCGTGAGCATCACTACCACCGCGCAATGTCGATACTAGATGGCTCATACAAGCCACAGACAGCCCCCGTGATGCTCAAGGTTGGCTCTACAGGCCCAGAGGTCATAAGAGTGCAGGGGGCGCTTAATCTGGACGCTGACGGCGTATTTGGGCTAATGACCAAGGCGGCTGTCATGGACTGGCAAAAAAGAAATGACTTGACTGAAGACGGGATAGTTGGCCCTAAGACTTATGCTGCCTTGATCGGAGAATAATATGCCGCTGCAATTGCTAAAATACAACGCTGGCATTGTGAAAGACACCACCGAATATTCTGCTGGCAAGAACGGGCCATTTTATGTTGATAGTGATCTTGTTCGTTTTATAAACGGATACCCAGAGAAAATTGGTGGATGGGAAAAAGACAAATTTTACGCATTAGATTCGGCTGGAGGAACAACATCCACTGAAGCCACGCTAACTGGCATTGGCCGAAAAATGGTTTTTTGGAGGGCGTCTGATGGTGTTGACAGAATAGCTGTCGGAACACACAATCATCTTTACATAATTCAAAACAACGCAATTTATGATATTACGCCACTGCGAAAAACCACAAGCAATCTCTCTAATCCTTTAGTTGTGACCAATGGTAGTACAACTATTACTGTAACCGATAACTCTCATGGCGCTTCAAACGGTGATTGGGTTGTAATAAATTCTGCCACTGCCACAGGCGGCATATCTGCCGAAACAATTAACAGAATGGCAGGGTATCAAATAACTTTTATTAACTCTAACTCTTATTCAATACAATCGCCCGATGCAGCAACAAGCGGAGCCACAGGCGGCGGCACGACAATAGACATAAAATACCTTATTGGTGCCGCCGAAGGATTAGGCACACAAAGTGCTAGTCCAGCACTTGGATGGGGCGTTGGTGGATGGGGTGAATCAACGTGGAACACGCCACGATCTTTGTCTCTGTCTCAAGTCAATCTTGAAAACTCTTCATGGAGTCTAAATATTTGGGGCGAAGATTTAATCGCCAATGTCAGAGGCAAACGGATATATTACTGGGATACATCTGGCTCAACAACATCAAGGGCCGTTCTTGTGTCCAGTCTGGCAGGGGCAGCGTCTGTGCCTGTTGAAGTTCGGGCAACTGTTGTCAGCTTCCCCGACAGACATTTTATTGCCGCTGGAGCCAGTGTATATGTTGCCGCCGATGGAAGTTCTGGAACATTAGATCCAATGTTGGTGCGCTGGTCTACGCAAGAAGATTTTACAAAATTTGCTCCAACAGCACTCAATACTGCTGGCGATCAGAGGCTTGAGGTTGGAACCAAAATTGTTGCCTTGGTTAACACGCGAGAGGAAACAATTATATCCACTGATGAGGCCGTGTATGGCATGACATTCGTTGGTGAACCATTTATATTTTCGTTTAGATTGCTTGGTACTGGCACTAGCGCAATTGGCTTAAACTCTATGATTGCAATCGATGGAAATACATATTGGATGGGCAATAGATCGTTCTATATATACGATGGCGTAATCAACGAAATACCATGCCCATTAAAGCATTTTGTCTTTGATAGATTGCAAACATCATTTTTTGATAAAACTGTGGCTGGTCATAATGTCGAATTTAACGAAGTAACGTGGTTTTATGTCTCTGATCAAAATACAGCAGGGACAACCAATCCAGAGCCAGATAGCTATGTAACTTATAATTACAACGAAAAAGTATGGTCGATTGGATCAATGGACAGAACGGCTTGGAACGATGCATTCGGTTCCCGCGAGAAACCATTTGCATTTAGCCCTCAAGGATTATTGTATAACCATGAGACAGGAACAAGCGACGATGGTTCAGCCATGACCGCATTTATTGAGGCAGCGCCCCGTGAAATCACAGCAGAAGGCGAAAACCTTTACATGGTGGATCGAATTGTTCCTGACGTAACAATGGGCGCAAATAGCAATTTATCTTTGTTTATGAACTCTCGTAAATACCCTAACGCCAGCGAAACTGTAAAGGGGCCGTTCAACATTACGTCTACAACAGAGAAAATCAGCACTCGCGTTAAAGGTCGGCAAATTGCTTTAAAATTTGAAAGCACAGGTACGCAAGACGAATGGCGGATTGGTGACCTTCGGATCGACACAAAAATAGCGGGGATGAGATGACCAAAGCAGCGCCACTAGCAGTATTAAGACTGCCGTCACCTCCCCAGCAATATCAGCAGGGTTATATGGGGCGATTGGTAAACACTCTGGAACTTGAAAAGCAGGCGACATATTTTTCGGCATCGCAGGGCTTGCAGACAGCCGTTGATCAGGCCGAAGCTACAGCGTGGTTTATGGGCTAATGGCTAATAATTACAAAAACTCCAAAGTCGATCTGACAAGCACAGGGGCAACCGTACTGTACACCGCGCCCAGCGCAACCACCACTTTGATCAAGTCGATCCTAGTTTCCGAAGACAGCGGAAATGCCGACACAATTACGGTCACAATTACAGACGTTGCCGCAGCCGTGTTTTCGCTATATAAGGTGAAGGCAGTGGCGGCGAACACAACTGTTGAACTTTTAACGGCCCCCTTGGTCGTACAAGAAGACGAAATAATTAAGGTCACAGCGGCCACGGCCAACAGGCTGCATGTTGTGGCTTCACTATTGGAGATAACCTGATGGCAGTTCAGTATGACGCAAATGGCATCGCCCTGACAGATGAGCGCGGAATTGCTCTCCCAGACCCATATGGCAATTTAGGCGCATTGCCAGCAGAGGACGGCACGGAGACAGTCGATGTCTACCAGATGCAATCCCAGCCAGCCCCCACTCTCGCTCAAGGCTTGCGCCTTCAAGACGTTTACGGCACCGCCGCCATGCCAATGTATGAATTTGTAAAGCCAGTTCAAACAGGCACCCGCACGTTCTCTACTGTCCCAGACTTTGGTGGCACAACTTTTAATGGCGAACCAATGATGGCCTCGCCACGCACTGCAAATGCAACCTCGACTGATATGGGGCCAATGCGGATCGCGGCGGCTGGCGAATTGGGCAGTATGTATGGCGGTAGAGTTGGCCGTTTGATGAGCGGTTCTAGTGGGTTGGGTTTTGGTGAAGCCATTAAGGCTGGTGGTAAATCAATGTTGCCCGGTTCTGAAGTTGTGGTTCCTGGCGGAAACACAAATTATGGGTATGCTGGGGCAGGCTACGGTATAGGTCGCACGGTTGGCGGTTTGTTGGCAGGCGAAGATACAGGTGACGCTGTAAAGGGCGGCGTAAAGGCTGGGATCGGTGGCGCAATTGGTACAGCCATTGGTGGCCCAATTGGCGGTTTTATCGGCGCGTCTATTGGTGGCCGTGTGATCTGCAACGAACTACAGCGGCAGGGCGTAATGAGCAGGCAAAACGTGCTGCTGGACTACCGCTTCACCAGAGATTACCTGACGCCACAACACGTCAATGGATATCATGTATGGGCCGTACACGTTGTAAAGCAAATGCGTAAGGGCAAAGGCGTCAAGATGTGGCGGCACGTAGCCCAACACAGAGCCAACGAAATCGCTTATATTTACGAAAAGCGCGACAAGCCCGACTATCTGGGCAAGATTTATAGAAAAATTCTGGAACCAATCTGCTGGTCGGTTGGCTTCTTCTGCGAAAAAACTGACTGGTCTGTGCTATATAAAGCGAAGGAAACGTAATGCCTAATAAAGATATGATGAAAGCAGAAATGCCAGATATGCCAGATATGCGTGGCGCAAATATGCGAGAAGAAAGACGCCCACAAAAAGACATGGGTCAAGCATCGCCAGAAATCGCGGCTGCTCTTGTTCAGCGTCTTGGATCAATGTCTGAGCAGGAACTTGCAATGCTCGACAGCGTTATCAGCCCAGAAGTGGCGCAAGTGCTTATGAAGCTGCTTCCAGAGCTTGCGGAGCTTATTGCGGCAATAGAGGGTGGCGCAGGCGGTGGTCAGCAGCCTGCTGGCCCCAGACAAATGATGGCACCACCGTCAGCGCCACAGCAAATGGGCGCACTGGGCGGCATGGGCTAATGATGATCAGAACGGCGACACCTCTGGATATATCCGCACTATACGGAATGTTGCACGTCATGCATTCCGAAACAATACACGATGTGTCGCCAATCCGATCTGACAAGCTTATCGCAGCAATCAGCCGCGCCATTCACGATGGCGTTGCTCTTGTCGCTGAAATAGACGGCAGAATTATTGGCTCAATTGGTGGCGCAGAAATGACCGACTGGTGGAGCGACAAAAAGTATCTGGCTGACAACTGGTTTTTCGTTTATCGCCAACACAGAAAATCGACCATTGCCACCCGATTAATTAAGAAATTTATGAAAATCGGACAAGAGTCTGGAGTACCAGTCAAGTTAGGTCACGTCTATTCTGGCGATGTAGATCGCAAAGATAATTTTTACGAGCGGCTTGGCCTGACCAAAGTCGGCTCACTTTTTACGGAGGCTTAATCATGGGCAGCATGTGTACACCATCATATTCGGAGCTACCAAGCTCATCTGACACATACAGCGCAGATGAAGTTCCATCTTGGGTCTCCTCCGCTGGCAGATCGTTGTTTGAGAAATCAGCAGAAATTGCGGCGTCCGATTATCCAACATATTCGGGTGACCGCATTGCGACATATGGTGGCGTGGATGCTATGGGAAATGTTATACAGGACAGCAAGCTGACCGACCAAGAGCGCGAGGGCATGGGCTTACTTGGCGGCATATCTGCCACGGCGCAGCCCTATTTGGATAAATTCAATACTGTTTCAGACACTCTGGGCCAAGGATATGACGCCGCAACACGACAAGAACTTTTGGGCGATCCATTTAGCATGGACACGGCGCAGCCGTTTATGGACATCTACCAAGGCGCGATGGACCCTGCGGTGCGCGAAATTGAAGAGCAAACCATTCGATCTCAGAATGAAGCCAGAAGCCGCGCTGCAAGAGGCGGTGGTGCCTTCGGCTCACGTTTGGGCATTATGGAAGGCACAGCGGCTGGAGAGGGCGCACAGGCCGCTGGAGACCTCAGAGCAAGGGCAGGCCGCGAGGGCTTGGACTTTGCCGCTAGTCGCTTTGACACGGAACGTGCCAACAGGTTTAGCGCAGAGAACGCCATGCGAACTGGATACGAAACTGATGAGGCGTCACGGCGCGGCCAAATGGATGCATACGGATCGGCTGGCACGTTGGCGGCAGACCTACAGGTGCAGACGGCGCAGGGTCTTATCTCATCTGGCGAGGCCACGCGACAGCTAGATCAACGCGCACTAGATTTAGCCTATGCTGACTACATTGATCAGCGGGAGTATCCAGCCGAGCAGCTTAACTTTGCTCTGGGTGCGCTGGCCCAAACGCCGTACTCCAAGGCGTCCAGAGGCTATCAGACAGGCACACAGATGTCGGCTAATCCCTCCGTGTACGGCCAGACAGTCAGCGGCATTGGCGGTCTGTACAGCGCGTATAAATTGATGAACCCAACTTCAACAAAAGTACCGGGGAGCTAAAGCATGGCACTGGGCGCAAGCAACACTACTGAATTTGACAAAATGATGGGTGCATTGGGAATGCTTTCTGGCAGTAAGGCTGGAGCGCAGAAAGCCTTTGACGCAGCCAGCGCCATGTACGCCCCCGTTGAAGAGGCCAATCCTTGGGAGGCTTCCCTGCGATACTTTCTGGAAATGGGCAAGCAGGCATCAGAGCAGGGTTCCACATTGTTTGGCTCTGCCGTAGGCGCTGGCCTTGTGCCGCTCGACTACCTGACTGCCAAAAAGAAAGAGAAGCGCGACAGAGACGAGAAAGTGGCCTCTACGGCGTTTAGCCTTGCGCCATCGCTGAAGCCGAAGGCTGGTAAAGTCACATATCGTCCTGCCACCGCTGCCGAATTAACACAATACGGTGCAACCGCTGGTCAAATGGACAGTGGTGGAAAGTTTTATGATTTATCTAAAACGGCTGGATCGACATCCTTGTCAACATTTGGAATTGTTGATGGTGCGGATGGAAGATTAGCTTTAGAAACAATTCTTGGAAAACCTGTTGCAGTAGATGGGTCTGGTAATGTTGTTTTAAATAGTGCCGACCAAACTACAGCCTTAACCGCTGGACTGTTAATCCCAAAACAGTCGGTAGATAGCAAAATAACAACAAAAACAATCGGCCAAGGTACATTGGCAGAATATATGAGCGAAGAAGATGCCAGAAAGTTTGTTAAAGACTTAGGTTTGCCCGAAGATAACCCAAATTTTGAAAGAATTGTTGGGCAAATAACAGCAGGAGATAGCAGTCAAGTAGGCAGAGCCGTTACTCAGGCTGGAGTGTATCTGGAATTATTCCCAGTTTATCAAAATGAAAACATGGTAAACCTTCAGTTATCACCATCTAAAACTGCTGCTAAACCTTACTATACTACATACGTTGAAAAACGACTTCCGCTGATTGCTAAAGCTGTTGACACATATAATACACAAGCACGGGAAGTTCTTCCAAGAGCGCGAGAAGCTATGGCTTTGTTAAAAACAGGTCGAGTGGAGACAGGAGCTTTAACTGCTGCACTGATGCCATTTAAACAAGTCTTCAATCAAGCGTTTGGTGTAAATGACCCAGAAGTAAGAGACTTGGAAACTTTACAAGCAACGTCAAATTTTATGGCACCAAAAATGCGACCCGTTGGCTCTGGATCAACTTCAGATATGGAATTTACAGCTTACCAAAAAGCTGCCCTTTATTTGGGAAATTCACCAGAAGCAAACTATATATCTTTATATGCATTTGCAAAAATGGCTGAAAATGGCATCCGTTTAAACCAACTTGAACAAGAGCTTTTAACTTCTGGAGACTATTCTGATATGGCCGCAGTTAATGCTCAATTAAAAGTTGAAGACGAAGGCATTTTTGAAAAATATACTGGAGACCCAAATGATGCCGCTGAAATTCAAGCGTTCTATGATAGTGTGCCTGATGGTGCTGTTATAATTAACAACGATATATTCAATAGCGAATCGTCATATATAATTAAAGGTTGGGGTGCTTAAATGGCTGGCATAGATTTACCACCTGACGCTGCTGGAGTAACGCCAACAGCAAAAGTAACAAGAGAAGGCGAAGAACTGCAAGTGGCAGAGAAGTCTTATTTTGAGCGCATGATGGAAATACCGTCAGCATTAAAAGACGCATACACTGGCGAAGGGCAAGAAGTTGAATTTCCAGATGTACCAGAGGCGGCTGACATGGGTGGTGATGCACCCAGCTTGGTTGAAGGTATCCTTCCCAACATAAAAACATTTTTTGCGCGTGATGACGTAGGCAAAACAGAAATATTGGAAAACGCTTTTTCTGAAGATGAAAGATGGGGCGGTAGGTTCCAAGATAAATTTGGCAACCCAATGATCGTGTGGAATAAAAAACCATACTATATGAATAAGCCGGGGTTTTCTGGAACAGATTTTGGCACGTTTGTTGGAGAAACAATAAAAGCAGCGCCTGCGATGTTAATGTCTGGAGGCGCTTCTGTTCTTGGCACTATAGCTAAAGGAATCCCATTGTATTCTGGAACAGAAGCTGGCTCCCAAGTTCTTGAAGCTGCTATGACGCCCGTAACAACAAAAGCCAAAAAAGAAACAATGGGTGATCAAGCCGCAGAAATAGCAACCGCCACCGCTTTGGGCGTTGGTGCAGATGTTTTATTGCCTCCTATGTTAAAGGGCGCAGGAAAGGTTATTACAGCCCCGCTGAAGGCTGGGGCGCGTGTGGCGTCAACATTGCCATCCCTTCCACAATCGGTTCGCTCTGGCCTGTCTGGTGTTGTGTCTCGTATGAATGCAGCACCGCAAACATCTACATATGATTTAAGCACTGGGCAAAGGGCTGGCCCCGCTCCAGATACTAAGCAGGCGCAATTATCTGCATTGGCAACTGAGCAGATAGAAACAGAAGATATGCTTAGAAGAGCGGCCAGCACAGGGAAAGATGCGACTATAATTATGCGAGGCTTTGATGAGCTTCAAATGGATCAAATACGTGCTGATGCTGCCGCATTGCAATCTGAGTTTGGGTCAGGAAATCCGCAAATCACTCAACTGGCTGAAGATGTGGGTGATGCCGCTGCGACTGATATTCAAAAAATAGTATCGTCTAGGGCAGACACACTAAGTTCACAAGCGGGTGATGCCTTTGATGCTGTAAGAACAGCGACAGATGCCCCGCAATTAACGCCAGAAGGTTTGGTAGAAATTGCAAATAATGCTGTGGCAATGATACGAGCAGAAACTGGGCCTGCCATGCGAAATAAAATGCCAGCGGTTCAGAGATATTTAAAAAAAATGAACCAACTTGTTAAGATTGGAAAAAACCCAAAGGCAAAGCCCGTATCTCTTGCAACGATTAAAGACTTTCAAGAGGCTTTAAATATAGACATAACCGAAGCCTTGGGGCCAAGTGGTATTCCCGCTCAAGGTCGCATCTTAACAATAATGAAAAACGATCTAAACGCAGCATTTAATTCAGCCATTGAAAAAGGATTAATGACTGGTGATCAAACTGTGTTGGATCAACTTGCACAATCTAGGGCGCTTTATACTCAGTTTATGGGCCTGACTGGAAAACAGTCTGGCAAAGATAAATCAATAAATGCAGCGAACAAAATACTTGAGATGATTACAAATCCAAGTTCTGCAAACCCATCTAGTGGCTATACGTCACGGCAAGTTGTGGGCGCTCTATTTGGTCACGCAAAATTTGCGCCAGCGCAGACTGTTCCTATTGTGGTAAATAAATTAAAGTCAATTTTACCAGAAGAAGAGGCAGACCAAGTTATACGGCTAATGAAAGACGCTGTGCTTGAAAGAGCATTTTCTGGAAGTGGAAAGTCTGGTGTGACACGAACAAACATTGTTAATAATTATCAAGACATATTTGGTAAAAATAGCGATGTTGTAAACGCTTTGTTTTCTCCAGAAGAGATAGCAAGAATTTCTAAATTTAGAGAAAATGTTTTGCCAACTATGTGGGCAGAAATAAAATTAAACCCATCAGGATCAGCGTACACAGGGGTGAATGCAATGGTCAGATCAGGCTTGATGAATGCAATTAATAAACTTCCATTTGTTGGTAGAGAGCTTGCCCTTGGATTGGAGGAGGGCGCAAATAGAAGCGCAGCACTTGAGGCGACACGGTCATATTTACGAAGAGCAAACGCCCCTCTGCTTTCTGGAACTTTTCAATCAGCTACTAGGCCAGAAATTGTAGAAACAATGACGGTTGACGAATCTCCCACGGCGCAGGCCATACTTAAAAGTTTGCCCCCAGAGATAGCTGAAAAAGTCAGACAGGCCGCTCAGTAGCTCAGAAGCCGTCCCTTAACCCATCCAATATCTCACTGAGGGTGGGCCTTTTGTCTTTCTTCTCATAGACGCACTGAAAAACACGGGGGCATTCGGAAAACGACAGCGTTGGATAGTGATATCCAAGCCCCCCAAATCCCGCTGAGAAGCGATAGACGCAAATTTTCTGACCAGTATTTTTGTCAGTAATCCGCTTCCACAAGCTGCACGGTACGTGGGTGGGATTGGCAACGCCAGCCAGCGTTACTGACAGCAATAAAATTTTAATCATAATGCTAACGTGACTAAATAAATGCCACCACCAAGCACGGCCACAATGCCAATAACCAATCCCGAAATGGCCGCATTATTAGCCATTTGTCGCTTGCTTTCCATTGCGGCGTATACTGTGCGCTCCCTGTCGGCCCTGATTTTTCGGCGCATACCAAGCATTTCGTCATAGGTTCCCAAACCAAATCTGTAGTCCAACATGAACTTAATCTCTTTTTCCTTTTCGGCCAAAGTTTTTTTGCGGATGACAATATCCATAGCTTCTTGCTCTATGTTGTCAGTTCCGTGGGTTGTCTTGTCTAGCCAAGTTGGGTTTTTCCTTTGAGACTCAGCGCGAGTTATATCCGCGACTGCGCCATACCAAGCTCCTAGTTGCTGTGATACGTCCTGTATCTCACGGCCAGCGCCCACAAGCATTTTAACCCCTTTAAAAGCGGCATTGGCGGCTGCAAATGCTGTAAGTGGATCAATCATGGGTCATCACCCCCCTAAAATGGAATAGGGGCATTATAGCGGCTATTTGGGCTTGTGAACAGCCGCAAGCTGTCGCGCCTGTTCCTTGATTAATTCGCGCTGCCTTTCAAGCTCCTCAAACTGCCGATCCAAAACGGACAGAGATGGAAATTCAACTATTGTTTTATCACCCATCGTCTTCCTCCTCCACTTCTCCACTGCCATCACAGTAATGGCAATTGATCCATTCGCCAACAGGCTCCAGTGTGCCACCAAATCTCTGGTGGACTTCCTTTTCGACCTTGCCGTGATAATCGGTGTGGTCGCATTCTGGGCAAGGGATAGTCATGCTGTCTTCCTTCCAGTTTTCAAATTGTATTCAAAGCGCAAACCGCCCAAGCAATCGCGGCAACGGATGTAATCAAAATAGCCTTGCGTCTTCATTGCCTCATGTGCCGCCTTTCCCGCTTTTGGGCTGCTTACAGTATCGACCCACTCTTCTGAGCCACCATCTTTAATTCCAAATATTTTAAAGCTACGTGCCATTTTTTGATCTCCTGATTTTTGATTTTTGATCTTACCTAATACATATAGTGATACCCCAAGATATATCAAGGGGTATCTTTAAATAATTTATTAGGCTGCATCAAGGGCAAGCCACACGTCAGCAAATGCTTGTTCGTTGCATCGCCTGATGAATGCTGCGCGGGTGGCTGGGTCGTTACAGAACGCCTCGCGCAACCGCGAATAAATGTGGATGAAACCATCGCCATGTGGCTTACGCAAGTAGCGACCTTGGCTCCGATCAGCGCGGTAAAGTGTAAACTGTACATAGTGTGCAACCTCATGCAGCACTTGGATCAAGTTACCGTGATCCACATCGCCTTTTTTAATGAACGCACCACCGCACTTAGTGTTGGCGTTAAATGATTTGTATTCGTTATAATAGACGTGGCCGTCCAGAACTTTATCCTCAAAACATTTATGTCCATTTTCATATTTGCCGCTCTGGATGTTCTTGATCTGCCAATATGACAAATTAATCACAATTGAACTGTGACAAGCATATGAGCAATTGTTTATGCCACCGTTTGGCTTTTTAACAACCAACACTTTTAACGCATTGGCCTTCTGACTTTTTGTCAGTGAAAACTTAGTGCCGTCGAGGCCGTCGAGCGCGTTCTCAACCAAAGATGAAATGAATGGGCGCTGTGTGTTTAGATCGTATGTCATTATAGATACTCCTGATTTTTGAATTTTTGATCTTACCTAATACATATAGTGATACCCAAGATATATCAAGGGGTATCTTTAAATAATTTATCAATGGGGTGCTTTTATTTCCCAAGCGTAGGCCACGCGCTTGCGGCGGTGCTTGGATTTACGGACGCTGTGCCACTCGCCAGACTGGTTGTCGATGGTCTTGTCGCCCGACACCACAATGTAGTGGCCCGTGATGTTGACCAGATAGGTCTTCTTGCGGTCACGGGTTTTGAGCCAAGCTGCAAGCGTGGCATTGTCTCTGGCATACGATCCGATCTCGCGCTTGTAGTGAAACGTCATCTCGACGTTGTTAGCACCCATGACAACTTTCATCAGGCTGTTGCTCATGCCCGTGATCTTGCCGCGATATGTGAATTGCAGGCAGGCGTCATATGCGGCGTCATAGTTCTGACGCAGAAACACAGCAGCGGCGTATGGGCCACACCATGTGCGGCGGCTCTTGCTGGCGCGGAGCGGGGTGTGGGACTGGGCAGTTCTTGGAAGCATTGGATTCTCCTGATTGGATAATGGGTGGGGCGCTATGGCCCCCGTTGGGTTAAAAGTTGTAGTCGTATTTTTTAATGGCGGCAGTGTGCAGGCTGTGACGCCCGTGGCTGCTTTTCCACGAACCGTCCTTCTGGAGACGAGCGCGAATTGTGTAGCCCTCTGGGTCTGACTTAATGACCCAAGCGTTGCGCTGATCGCCATTGTTGGTGCAATGACCAGCGAAGCCACCAGAAACAAACACGGGTTGCCAGTCTTTGTTTTTCTCTGCGGTCATGGAGCGCAGTTCGATTGTCTTGTCGGAGACAACACGCACGATCTCAAAAGGTGTTGTATCGCTATAGCCGTTCTGATTGGCGTGAGTGTAATTGATCTCTTCGATCTCGTAAGAATGTTTTTGTGGGAAAGCACCAGCACGGCGTACTGGAAGCTCTTCGATTACCGCTTCAGCTTCAGCAGCGGTACTCCAAGTGGCCCGTGGGCTGTTTGAACGGCGAAGAAAGTCACGCTCTGCCTTATACTCAATAACATATTCCTC